ACACCTATTGGGAGTCTCTGTGGGTGCAGATCAACTGGCTTCTTACGACCCCCAAGGTTTCTCTTCGCGGAGCCAACTTCAAGTTTGATTCCCGCTGGCTTAACCAGTGCTGGAGCATAAACTGCACAAACCACAAGTTTGACACTACCCTCGTGGGGTCTCTACTTGACGAGAACAGAAGTAACTCCTTGAAGTTGCATGCCAAGCTATTCACTAACCTCGGGGGCTACGAGGATGGCATGGACAAGTACGACTTCTCTTGTCTGGAGAAGGTACCTGTACCGGAGATCGTTCAATACAACGGAGGAGACACTGATGCCACCCTACAGGTGGCTACGCATTTCAAGAAGCAACTGCTCAAGGACAGGAAGCTAGTCAATTTTTACACCAAGGTGACCCATCCGGCCTCAAAGGCATTTGAGCGACTGGAGAGGAATGGCATCTATGTCGATGTCCAGTACTACCACCGACTCCAATCCGAGTTGGAGGAGGAGATTTCAAGAATCCATTCCGGCCTCATAGGCATGATGCCGGCAACCCTGCGAAGCAAGTATGCGGAGAACTTGAAGGTCACCCGTCACGCTCTTTTGCGTGACTTCCTCTTCACCCCAGCCGGCCTCAACCTCAAGCCACACCTATTCACGGAGGCAGAGAAACTACCCTCAACGGCCATGGAACACCTGTTGAGTTTCAAGGACAACCCAGCCGCTGCCGAGTTCATATCCCTGTTCAATGAGTACGGAAGTGCCACAAAGACACTCTCGACCTACGTCATTGGGTTCCTTAAGCACTTGCGGTCAGACGGGAAGTTTCATCCCTCATTCATGCTTCATCGCGGGGGCTATGGGGACTCCGATGACGACACCGGAACAGTAACCGGACGCACGTCAGCCAAGGACCCAGCAGTTCAGACTATCCCCAAGCATACGAAGTGGTCCAAGCGTTTGCGGAGGGCATTCATCGCGCCCCCGGGCTACACCATCCTGAACTTGGACTACTCACAAGGGGAACTGCGTATCTGTGCTGTGGTGGCGGAAGAGCCCACCATGATCCAAGCGTACCTTGACAACAAGGACCTCCATGCCATAACCGCTGCGGGCCTGAACGGGTACTCCTTTGAAGAGTTCATGCTGCTCCCCGACGAGCTTCGGGATGAGCTTCGATCTGGGGGAAAGGCCGGCAATTTCGGACTGATCTACGGTATGCAGCATATCGGGTTCCGGGAGTACGCTTGGAATTCCTATGGGGTATCCATGTCAGAGGAAGAGGCGTTCAATACCCGCAATGCCTTCTTTGACCTCTACTCCCGCCTGTTGCCTTGGCACACTGAAGCCAAGAAGTTTGCCAAGGTCCGGAGCTACGTCAGGTCACCCCTTGGTCGGGTGCGTCACCTTCCCCTAATCAATTCTCCGGACAGGGAGTCGAGGTCCAAGGCAGAGCGTCAAGCTATCAACTCCCCCATTCAAGCAACCTTGTCCGATATGATGCAAATGGCCATGGTTTCCATTGACCGGCAGTACGGCAATGAAGACATTCGCACCTTTATGATGACCCATGACAGCTTATCGCTGTACGTCCCGATAGAGCGTGCGGTAGAATGGAGTCCTAGACTCCGGGATATAATGGAGAACCTCCCATTGAAGAAGGACTTTGGTTGGGAGTCACCCCTTAAATTCACCGCTGATTCAGAGGTTGGAGTTCCAGATGATGACGGGGTTATCAGCCTAGCCAAGTTGCAGAAGCTGAAGCCCACTTAACACTACCGGAGAACCGCATGTCCGACGAAGAACAGACCATAGAGAGCGTCTTTACCAGACTTGGGGGGGATGTGCGAAAGGCCGACACCAAGGCCATGATTACGAATGGGTCAGACGCTTTCCCTGCCGATTCCTTTGAAGGGGTGTATTGGTCCGGGGGCTCAGTCGGCTCCAACGTCGGGATCATTGAACCCGTGTTCAAGCCGGGCAGCTTGCATGCCATCGCTGTGCAGAACAACACCCTCTCACAGTGCATTGAAGCCATGGAGGTGAATATCGACGGCACCGGACATTCTATTGAGCTTGTGAAGGAGGGTGAGGCAGAGTCTGATGAAGATGCGGAGAAGGTAGCCCTACAAGACTTTTTCCGTGAGCCCTTCCCCGGGAAGTCCATGATCGAAATTCGTCGGGCCATGCGGCGCGATCTGGAGGCATCTGGTAATGGGTACTTTGAGGTCATCAGGGATGCCCAAGACAATGTAGTTCTCACCAACTTTCTCGACTGCCAAGATGTTCGGATGGTTCGGTTTGACGACGCCGTGCCAGTGGCCAAGGAAGTGGTCAGGGCCGGTAAGGTGGTTTCTGTCACCATCCGCACTCGGGAGCGCCGGTTTGTTCAGGCCATCAATGGCAAAAAGGTGTATTTCAAGGAGTTCGGGGCTTCCCGCGATCTAGACAGAGACACAGGGGCTTGGGTAGCTGAAGGCCAGAGGCTTCCTGTTGAGAGGAGGGCCAGTGAGATCATTCACTTTGCCGGCAACAAAGAGCCGAAGACACCCTACGGCACTCCCCGCTGGATCAATCAGATGCCTTCTGTTCTCGGGTCTCGCAAAGCAGAAGAGCACAACCTTGAGTTCTTTGATGGGGGTGGCATCCCTCCAGTACTGGTCATTGTCGAAGGTGGCACTCTGGGGGAGAAGCTCCGGGCAGACCTCAAGAAGCACCTGTCTGGGGTAGGTGGGCGGTCCCGTGCGGCTATCGTAGAGGCTATCTCTACCTCGGGTACCATCGATTCCGCTGGGTCAGTGCGGGTCCGTGTGGAGCGATTTGGGGCAGAACGGCAGCAGGACTCCATGTTCCAGAAGTACGATGCCGAGACATCGGAGCATGTACGGATAGCCTTCCGTCTCCCTCCCATGTTCTTGGGCAAGGCACAGGATTACAACTTCGCCACTGCCTACACCGCATACATGGTGGCAGAGGCTCAAGTGTTCTACCCGGAGCGGGACGAGTTCGACTCCAAGATCAACAACACCATTGTCAAGGCTCTCGGGATCAAGAAGTACAAGTTCCGCTCCCTGCCACTCACCCTCACGGACATTGCCAATCAGTTGAAGGCCATTGAATTGGTTACGACGGCCAAGGTGATTTCCGGGGAGGAGATTGTTTCCAAGCTGAATGAGATCACCGGCCTGTCCATGGAGTACACGGAGCCTCCCGCCCCACCCCCTGCCCCTGCCGCACCTGCTACGGGCACCCCTGCCGAGCCAGCGGTACCAGCAAACGGCATTCCAGTGGATACCCCCACCAAGAAAAGCGAGCCCGGAGACTACAAGATTCCAGCCCTAGTAGCTGAGTGGGTGGAGTCCATCGGTCTTCATGGTGACAGTGTGGCAAGCAGGTACTCCGAGACGGCAAAGGACCGTATCCACAAGGCTGTGTTTGAGCTAACCCCTGATGAAACCAAGGAGTTCAACCGCATTCTTGCAGCCATCAGTTTCTCTTCTGCCGGCACGGACATGGAGGGTCTTTCCGAGCTTTGTGAGTGCGCCAATGCTCTAGTCGGGTCTTGATATGATCCGGGCTGAGAGCTTTAAGGCACTGGAGGCTTCACTCGCGGGCCGTCTATAAGGCTCACTGCGAGACCTGACTGAAGCACTGTACGCCAAGATTGAGAAGGCCATTGCAGCCAAAGACTGGGACAAGGCACATGCAGAGGCTACCAAGCTATCGTTGTCGGACCTCTTTGTGGGGCACGAGGACTACCTAGCCTATGTGACCAACCTTGCCATGCTTTTTGGGGCCAGCCGCGTTACCAAGAAGCCGGGGACCTCTGTGGTCGGCCTCGGGTTTGAGGGAGTGACCTCCCATCAGATGGCTCAGACGTTCAAGCAGTCAGTTCTGGTCAAGGGTGAGTCCCAATTGCGGGAAGCGGCCTTGCAACTAATTGCACTGCACAAGGCGTCACCCTCGCTGGTGGAAGCGACCAAGGCTGACACTCCAGTGTGGGACCAGCCAGAAAAAGCCCTTGAGCCGTCCGGTAGGCCCCGTAGAATCCTCCAGCCATTCTCTTCCTTCATGGATGGAACAGGTCAGGCCATGCTCAACATAGCATCGTCCCTGCATACCTCCCGGGTGTCCTCCTATGGCTTCACGGCTGAGGCAATGGCCTTGGGATTGACTGAGTATCAGATCAATGAGCAACTCGACTCACGGACGTGTCCTGTGTGCCGGGAAATGCACGGCAAGCGATTCAAAGTGCGGGATGCCCGGGCCATGCTTGACATTGTTACTCGGGTCTCCGATCCAGCCGACATCAAGCAGCTTCAGCCGTGGCCCAAGCAGAGCAAGTCGGCTGTTGACGATCTGAGGGTAATGACCCCCTCCGAGTTGGTGAATGCGGGGTGGCACGTCCCTCCATTCCACCCAAGATGCAGGGGGCTACTGTCTCGGGTAGGGGATGTACCTACTCTTGAGCAGCTTGACGCAGGGGAGGTCAAACCACCAGCTTACACGGCAAGCACTGCCGATTTTGAGGCCCTTGGGCAATCGCTCTCTGCCGAACAGATCAGGCTCTGGAACACCCATACCACCATGGCACCAGCCGACATCGTTGCACGCCTTCGTGGGCTATCTGGCGACGAGTT